TTTTTTGACTTACCCTTGAACTGTGGTGCGTCTGACTTGTAGAAATCTTTTACATAATCCCCAGCATCAGCATCTTTGTCAAGTTTTTCACTCTTGCCAAAAGCTCTTTCCTGCCAATTATGAGATTCTTTATCCTTATCTATAGGACCACCTTTTGCCCAAGTATGACACGCTCTCGCAGAATGGCATTTAAAGTGATGCATCCAACAATAACCAAGTTCTCCATCATCATCAGAGGTTGCACCTGGCAGACACTCTTTCATTCTGGGGGAAACATCAAATGCTACACAATTTTCACATAATGATTTTTTAGCTGCCTCTTCAGTTGTTTTCCAGTGTTTTGCAATCTTTTCCCAATAATCTCCAGGCTCATCTACATTAAGAGGACCATAATTATATTTTTTTGTTGCTGCATCTCTGTTTTTGGTATTGATTGCTAAATCTTTTGTTGCTGGTGGACACTCCATCTTTTGTTCACCAAACATCTGTTTGAACTTCTTGGTATGTTTGGATGGTTTCGTTTTTAATTTTTTATCGCCAGGAGCAGGTTCGTATGCTCTTGGGTCATCATCACTTATTTTTGATTTCTTGTCAAAATGTCTTGCACGAGCTTGTTTTGTAGATTTTGCCAATTCTTTACCACCAGCACCTTTTGCAAAATACTTTGCTGGTTCTGTGCCAGGGCTATCTTTTACATCTGGGTCTTGTTTTACTCTACGCAACTTTTCCATTTGAAGAACAAAACTTGTAAAACTATCATCACTTTCAACCTGATATTCTGCTTCCAACTCTTTTGGGAGAGTGCCATTATCAACAAGTTTATTGATGTATTGAACGGCGCTTCTACCATTGATATTATATTTGGCAGCAACTAGGCCAGCCCTATACGCCTTAGTTCCCATCTTGGTTTTATCTGTTTTCATTAAATTAACATAATCACTAAGCATTGCCTTATAGTTTTTAGGATGGCGCATTTGATCAATTTTTGCTAAAGTTTTTTTAACCCATGCCACTTCATCAAGTCTAATATCACTTAACCACGCTTTATGAACCTTACCATCCTCTGCCATAAATGAAATGTAGTTTGTTCCTTTACGAACAATTTCACCCGACATTCCATTTGCCTCTATAATATCACCCACATTCCAAATCTTACCTGTGAGATAGTTATCTCTCATTTCTTCATAAAAGTCCAGTTCGCCCATCATGCGCTCTTCACGAATACCCATATTCTTGCGAACATCTTTATATAACTTCTCAACATCTTTGAAACTAGATGGGACGCCCTGTTTGAAAGAATCTAAGTCACCCTCAACAGCAGCTGCTCTCATCTTGGATGCAGACATTCCCTCTACACCTTCGGCATCTGGATCACGCTCTCCAGCAGATTTCACTTCTATATTATCAAAACCATAATAACCATGCTTACCTTGCACCCCATTATACTCATTTAAGAGTCTATCAAACTCAGCGACACGATCAGAGCCAACAACCATGACGATTGCTCTATGACCTTTATCATGTAAGAATGTTGCAACCTCAAAGATATTTCTTGCTTTTGATACTGTGATGTTTGTTGCATACTTGCGAAACATCTTTTTCATGTATGCAACTTTTAGTGCGTGAGGTAAAGGATTCTTTTTGGGGTCATTTGAGTGTGATGGAAACACATACATTGGTGCGCCAGGATTTTTACCTTGTTCTTTGGCAACTGCATCTATGACTTTTTCGTGCCCGATTGTTGGCGGATTAAATCTACCAAAAGTAAAAACAGCTGTGTCACCTCTTGCTTCTATTAGTTCACTGAATTTTTTCATCACTAACTCTCATCTTTTTCTTTTGCTTTAAGGCTTGCAATTCTTTCAACTTCTTTACCTTTCATCTTCCTTGCAGTTTTTTTTGCTACTTTATCAATTTTAGCGCCAAATCTTTGTAGAACAACTTGGTCTGCTTTTACTTTTTGTGGCATTGCCATGTCTTTGTAGCCTGGATAGAGTTTTTTTCTAAAAGCCATGACTGTTTTCTTCTTAGCGGCGCTGAGAAGTTTTACACTACTTCGCACTCGCATTAAAGTGCGTTTCTTTTTTGCTTGAAATGCTGATGATTTTGCAAGTTTTGACATACGTCGAGCAAGTTTTTTGCGTTGAACAACATTAACGACTTTTTCGTCTAGATTTGAGAAATCTCTAAAGTTTTTCATTTATTTGTCCCATGCCTTTATTGCAGTAAAGTTATTAAACGAGAACTCCATACGATCTACAAGTTTAACTGCTCCACTACTCACTTTATCAATAGCAACATAACCTTCGGGATTGGTCACTTTAAAACCATTGGGTGTACGAATAAATGTATCTGTCAATCCCTTTACACTATTTAGTTTTTTAACAATTTGCATTTTTGCGTCAACCAGTAGGTTCTGAAAAGTGATGACACTTCTTAGATTATTCGTATGCTTCTTAACCTCTCTCATATACTCTTTTTGTATGTTAACGTATTTCTCTTTACCTTTAGCACTCTTTGCTTTGTCAATCTGTTTTTGGATCGAGTCGAACACCCACTTTTCGTATCCCTTCGCATGAGCATTGGGGTTAGATATCTTCTGACCCGCCCTAACCTTACTGTTATTGTAAGTTTTTAGAGATGCACCAGCGAGAACACCTGTCATGCTCTCTTGTAATTTAAGAAATGCTCTCAACCCATTCGCATTGATTTTTTGAAAGGTAGAACCAACCTTTGACAATATCTGAGTGACCTTCTTTGTTTCAGCTGTGGTGAATGTGGCTTTCCCCGACACATCTTTATATGTTGCATCGTCCATCCACACAGAACTACTTTTTGTAAGATTTGATATATCTGCACCAAAAGACGCTTTCATGTCTTGTAACGCATCACCTGTGTATGTCGTATGCCAAACAATCCCCATCTTTGCGGTGATCATTTGTTTACCAAGGTCACTATTNACTGGAACNGCATACACAATTGTGTTGGGCTGAAATGTGTAGTATCTTACACCATCAATGTTATCTGTTTCTATATCATCAGTAAACATCAGATCGCCCTGCAAGACATTTTTGATGTTTAGTTTAGATAATTCTGCGAGAGCAACCTTAAACTTTGAATTCAACGTGCCGCTCAAATCATCATCTATGTCTGCTTCTGTTTTATACAGTTTCGGATTGACGTTGAACACACTCTTTTTCGCAACAAAGAAGTCACCTGTCTCTGGTTCAATCCCGGCAAAGATGGCAGGAGCACCGTCCCACTTCACAGTCATATTCACAGAACTTCTAACATCACCAGAAAGCATGTCTCTCAGTGACCGTAAAAAGTTGATAGCAGCTCGACCACCATCAACACCAAAGTTAAGGATTTCATCCTCTATGTGTTCAAGGTGAAGGTTTTTGCCTGCNTTNTCNTCTGTGAGCATTTNTTTNAANCNAATCATTCTGCACCAAACANTTTTTCTAAACCCTCTANCGTGTCTAAAGTATGATCTGATTTTGCAAGAGTTCCAGTAAACCTGCCATTCGCATATATTGCTCTGGTTCGAGCTTGAATAANACCAGTGGGATTTTTAAGTTTTATTTTACCAGTATATGGAAAGGNATCTGATGGAGGANNTTTTTTCGTAGCATTCANAAANTTTTNTAATTCTTNNCCTTTCNTGAGTCTTNNTAATTCTNTATCTTGNACAACAAGNAGTTTATCAANAAATTCTTGTCCACCTAAATTTCTTAATCTTTTGGTAAAAGATTCACTTCTAGAGCCTCTAGAATCGCCATCTGGCTTTATACGAAGTTCGATATTAATTGACCCATCGAATAATGGGGTTCCCAGATTTAATGGGTCTTTATTTAAATGATATAAACCAGAACCACCAAACTGTATGTAATACACCTCTTTGTCATTATAAAAATTGGCAATAGTTTTTGCAGTCAAAGCAACATTTCTTGATATTTTAGCCTGTAACCCATCTTTCTTCAATACAACAGCAGCAATATGAGGTACTAAAGTTTCCACGTTTCCCATAATTCCTATTTGAGTATGGTTAAGAACATTCTTGTATATAGTTAATTCTTGACTAGAAAATGAAACTCCACTAATTGATCTTTTACTTGGTTTTAAAATTGCAAGTTTTTTTAGATAAGAATCCACATCTTTTCTGTATGCGGGGTCATCAACTGCTTTTAAGATAAGAGCAAGGTCATCTGGGTCAGTTTTTTTCTTAAAATTTTCACTGGCATATGCGTCGGCACCAAAGGGAACAAAAATTTTGCCGCTTCCTAATTGTGCTCTCTTATTTAATTTTACTTCAATATTGAAAGATTCATTATTTACAGTAGCTTCAATATCAACACCACCATCATAGCCTGCTGTTTGAACTGGTGTATCACCTGGCATATCACCTTGACCCAAACCAAAGAAGCCCGGTCTAGTTTTTTGATAGTCCATCATGACACCAAAAACTGTTGTTTCGTAATCAAGACCTGCTTGACCTTCAGATATTGTGAATAAACCTTGAATCCTGTCAACATGATTGACATAGGATTCCTCTCTCGGCTTTACTTGATGAAGATATTTTGTAAGTGACACCGCATTCTCCATGTAATACAAATAACTCTATTTATTTATAATACA